GAGTTGAAAACAGTATCAGTGATATTGAGTACGGCTATAGTATATTTGTATGTAAAAGCATTTATAGTATATTCACTTCATCGTCCAGATTGGTGGGTATATGAGTTATGGTTTCAAATAGTTGCCATGATAGGGCAAGTATATGTAATACGATTAGTGGAAACAGATAAGTATTCATAATAACGCGTCATCCAAATATTGTTTATTTTTGTCTGAATCATAGTATCCTTGTAAATATAAATTGGTCAAATTGAAGCGTAAGTCATTGGAATACATGTAATCTTGTACGTTAATGTTTGATTGAAATGTATTGTTCCACATAGAAGGGCTGATAGTCAATACAGGAACACTTGTGTTTAAATAAGGATACTTAAAAAAACCGCCGTCAAAAGTGACACGTTGTCGGTATTTATGAATGAGTCCTCCCGTAATGAACGGAATATGGGAACTGGCAATACAACAATTCAATACGTCATCTAATGTCTCAAAATCATTATAAATGACCAATTTGAAGTTAAACCATTTACGCAATACGGTAACCCCGATATTGATTTGGTCCATTTGAAAGTCATTCTTTGTGTATTTTTGTAAAATAGTTTGTTTTAACGTATGTTCTAAGTCATACATGGAAGTAACATTATGAATATTATTATACAATAAACTATTTATAAAGTCGGTATTATTTCCAGTGAAGGATAAGAATAGTGAATTCCACGCACCTGCGGAAGCACCTGTATAAATGAAGTTTGTTAAATTATAATTTTCTTTTATGTAGGCGGAAACCCCTAAAAGATAGAATCCGTGTATGCCTCCTGGTGTGCTTACAATGAGTGATTTTGGTTTCCTTTTGATTTTGTATTCCCCGTTATCATAATTTAAACGAAATTTCTTATAAGCTGAAAAAAATGTGTTATACATAAAAAAACTATTACAACAGGACAAATATGAAAAAAAGTAAATAAATAATAATATTGAGGAGGTCATACATAACAGCTATAAAAAATTATTTGTTGGGTATAACTTCAATCGGGCCTGGAATGAGTGGGCACGCAGAATAAACGAAATTAATAGGGTCATATTCTTCTGTAATGTACGTATTTGTTAGTTTAGTATCACAAAAGACATCTACTATCTTGTCCGCGCAATTATTATCAATTGCATATTTACCAACCATCCACCATTCATTCATAGTTTTCAAACGAAATTCATCGTGTGGAATTTGAATACGGTCCGCTTGTAATCCAACTAATTCAGTTTCAACTTGGTCAATGAATTTACCATAGCTGTCTATTTTTCCTTTTTCATTTTCGATAGCATAACTAATTTGATGTTGCATAAGACGTCCGTAATGGGTAATGTATCTATTTCTACACCCTTGTAAAATAACAAAGCCCATACTGTACGCACGATCAGCAATGCAAGATAAATTGTACTTTTGAATTTCCATTAAAATTTTATTTCCACTTTCAACTGAACCACCAGGTGTATCTAAATACACATAGATACCCTCTTTATTTTTTAACATATTTAATTTGTGTAAGAATGTCGTTGCAGTTTCCTCGTCAATGGCGTCTTTAATAGTAATTACATTGGAAACGTTCAAATAAATAGGGAAATGGGAGTATACATTGGTAGTGAATATACTAAGTAAAAAAAGTAGTAGAAACTCCATCGTATAGTAATATATACAATTATATTTTTTTGGAATGTAATTGTTTATTCAAGAGGGTAATTCGTAACAATGCCATCTAATGGGTATTGTTTCATAGCTCGGTAAATAGAATCGTTTTCACACGTATAACTAAAGACAAGCTTATTCTTAGATTTCAAAAATGCAATGTTTTCATGGTTTAACGCAGTCCAATGTAGACATACGAAATCAAGATTCTTTGTTAAAAGCTCTATTTGTTCAAGTGTAAAGTTATTTGAAGTGGTTAATCCTAAAGATATTGGTAAATGGGTGTTGTGTATGGTCTCAATTGAATGACGGTCAAATCCACTGATGTATATATTACGAAGTTGTTGATTTTCGAATAAGGCTGATAACAATTCAATTAATGGATACGCTATATCAGGAGACCCCTTGATGTCAAGGAATATCTTTATAAGATTCGGGGAAATATCTAAAAAGAAATCGTCTAATGTAATAATGTCCATCGGAAGTAGCTCTTTCAATTCGTATTCACAAATACCCCTTCCGTCCAAATAGGTATCATGAAAAATTACTATCTCACCTGTTTTACATAATTGTATATCCAGTTCAATCATATCAAACCGATGGTATACCGCTTGACAGAATGATTCCATATTGTTGTCCCCATAGTTAGCGGAATAACCGCGGTGGGCGATTTGAAGCATATAGTGTATAGTTTGAAGTTGTAAAAAAAAATATACAAAACTTTATACTCTTGAAAAATATAAAAACAAAACATACAGTTATATATAGTTGAATTCATGGTAGTACGTAAATTATTAAAACATGAATTAGAAGATAAAGTAATTGAACTGGAATCCGAGTTAAATAGTTGGAAACAGAAATACCTCGAATTGAATGAGGAATATAAACAGTTGGATGAAGAAAACAATGTCCTACTAACGAAAGTCGATTTACTTGATCGGGTTGAAAGCAAAATAGACTCTATTCATAACCGAGTAAATGAATTTCAGAAGCCTACCATTAGTGGATTTATATTTACGGTGATGGACCGCATTTTTTTTAATAAACCTATAGTAACATTAACCAACTTCAATGATAACGTGGACGATGACAGTGACAGTGACAGTGAGAGTGAGAGTGACAGTGACTGTGACAGTGACAGTGACAGTGACAGTGACTGTGTCATTGAACCACCATCCCCGTGTGATGCATAGATACGTGTAAAGCATAATGAGTTGCACGTATCACGTCGTAATTATTTTTCGTCCATATTAGGGTTCAGTATAGAGTTCAAAATAGACATTCGCATACATACACCATTCTCTATTTGTTGAAAATACATACATCGGTGGTCTGTATCTACACTATTATGGATTTCTTTATTTCTGGGTAAAGGATGCATAATAATGGATTCTTCTTTCATTTGGTCGCATATAATCGAGTCAATGATTATATCAATCTCGATGGCTTCATCTTTTCGTTCTTTTTGTAACCGGGTAACATACACTACGTCATATAGGGACCAATCAATGTCGTCTGTTTTCCATAGAAATTTCCCAACTGAATGGTTCGAATCTGCTAATAATGTCGATGTGCTACGTTCGGGATAACACCCCTTATAGGGTAATAAATGTATGTTTACCGGTGGGAAACGGTAGAGCAAATGTATAAGGGAATGTATTGTTCGAGAATGTAGTATATCGCCTACAAGCAAGACATTATATGGTTCATAGTCTTCTATTTGTGGGTTTTCATCAAGGTAAGTTAGCAAATGATGTTTCCAAATATCTTTGAAATGGTCGTAAATAGTAAATAGGTCTAATAATGCTTGTGTAGGATGTTCTCCATCTCCATCACCCCCGTTGATTACCGGTATATGTGCGATTTGATCCGCTATTTCTGCCGCACCTTTCTCAGGGTGTCGCAAGACTAAAATATCGCCATAACAGGACAGAGTAGTAATTGTATCTTCAAAACTTTCTCCTTTATTCATACTGGAAACATCTTTATAAAATGAAATAACATTACCACCAAGTTGATAGGCGGCACTTTCAAATGATAAAGAAGTACGGGTGCTTGGTTCAAAAAAAGCGTTCACTAAAATGAAAGGTTGTGGTTCGAACATAGGTACGTACTTGTATAAGTAAGCATTTTTTAGAAGACTTGTAATATGTGGTAGAGTTAAACAACGAGTGGATAGCATGTAATTTCTTCTACTTACACTTGTAAGTGATATTATTTTTGATAAATAATATCTAATTCGTTTTGGATGTATATTTACGTAAACCAAAGCCAATAAAGAACTATATTGTATAAGTAAGTTGCTACATATGACTCATTGAACCAGTTTATCGCCAAAATAATAATTTCATAATTGTATTTTTTTGCAAATAAAATTGTAAAGGTTATAAAAATAGGAAAAAAACCGGGTAATATATATACATGAAATTGTTTTTTCTGTTAAGTATTGGTGTTACTGCGTTAAGGTTTGTAGTGCCTGAGTACTGCGTATGTACTACGGTAGAATGTCCGATGCAAGGAAAAAACAGTTTAGTAATGGGGGATGGGAACGCCCATATGTCGTATATCTACGACCAGCACGGAGAGTATTTGGTAGTAGCTTCGGCAACAGGGACTCTTACACCAGAGTCATTAGATAACGGAAGTGAAACCACAAGTTGTACTCAGAAATATTCGCGAATGTTAGAAGATGATGGGTTACAAGATTGTGATGCAGGTCACATATTGGCGAATCGTCTGGGTGGTTATGGAAATCAACCGTTGAATATTTTTCCGCAAGATCCATCTACAAATCGTGGTATATATTCGCAAATGGAGGGAAGAATATATGACTGTATGCAGGAAGCGAATGAAGGTTATTTATCGTGGGAGTTTATTTATGCGAATTCAACCAGCACACAGCCTATTAATGTTGTATATAGTGCTGAATTTGATACGGGATGCGAACCAATGAAAGAAACATTTCCAAATTGAGTTATAGTTGATTCAATCCTATCAAAATGGATTCATCTGTAAAATGATGTCCATTACACAAACCAGTATCCGCACATAAAAGATGTTTTACTGCTTCGCCAGTAGTAATACATTGTCTACTCTTACTAAAAAGATTATTTTTATTGAAGCCGTATAAATAAGAACGATTAGGTGAATAAAAATACTCCTTAGGCCATATACTATTAACAGAAATATTAGAAAATTCAGCGTTCCATGTTTTCAACATCATGGTAACATTCATCATAGACATGGTATAGTAAAAATGAGGTACCCAAGAGTCTTGGGTATCAAGAATACTTAATGGGGGTGAAATAGCAATAATATGACCCCCTTTTTCATGAGCGTATTTAATATATCGTTGTCCTAATAAAAAGTTAGCCTTAATGTTAGTGTTTGTCATGTCATTCATATCAGATTCAGATATATCCATAGTATTATACAACTTGGATGAACTTGCATTCAATATAATACCATCAATGCTGCCAAAAACATCAATAGTTTCGTGTAACGCATATTCAATATGATTTTTATGTGTAGTATCGCAGTCAATAGCAATACAGTTAGGTTTCTGAGTAATTTCGGTAATTTGTTCTGCCGCAGTGTATATACAATTTTTGTATTCTTGATCTTTTTGTGTAAACGTATCCAGAATAACTACATTGCCACCATAAGCAGCAATGGAACATGCAATATTATATCCAATCCCATAATGTCCACCGGTGACAATATATGTTTTATTTTTTAGAGTTTTTAGAACCGGGTTTAATATATTCGTATTAAGAATCGATTCTTTTATACATGTATATGAGCGATTAACTATGGGACGAATCATTATGGATTAGCTATAGTATACCATATTGCTTTATGTTTATATGGATTTTCGATAGCATTTGATAGATAATTATCAAATGTGTCTTCTTCTTGTTGGGTGTACGGGTTAACCTCTATATTATTAGGAATACGTAGGAAATTGTGTATGCAAGTCCCTTTTATTAGATCATTGAATGAATGTGATAGGGTTCGATACGGAAATGTATATTTTTGCGCTTGGTAGAAAGCAATACTTCTAATAATGTAAAGATAAATATTCATGCTTTATGAATGTGCGTTATTGTAAATAAAATAGAATAAAAATATATCAATTTTATAGTCTATAGAATGTTTCCAAAGTCAAAATCATACGAAAATATAGAAAAAAGTTCCAATAAGAAAAATAGTATACGTCCTGTAGTATCTTGTAATGACGTAGATTCATTGAATGAAGAAAATAATAGTTTTTTACACGATAGTAGTTATGGGGAATTCGTACAAACATCCGGGTATAAAGACCGTTCATTGCGACAGTATATGATGAAACGAATGTATAAGAAAATAGCCCCCTTGTAAAGTTTTTTAGGATGATAATATACATGGGACAAAAGTATTATTATGATCCAAAACACGGAGGTTGTTTGCGAATGGTAACACGTATAGATAAGACAACATCAGTAATAAAAGGGGCATATGGTGATGACGAAGAGTTGAAAGGGTTCTGGTTTGCAAAAATAGAGCATTTATCTGAAAATAAGGAGATTGACGGAAAACAATACAATATGATTGTAGATTTTGAAATGAAGAAGGAATTAGCACATAAACGTAAGCTGTATGCTTATATGGGAAGTAATCGAAAAATCCGCTGGGAAGATGGAAATGTGTGGTTGCAAATGTATTGGGCGTAATTGTTGCGTTATAATGATGAAAATATTGCAAATCGTGTGAAAGAACAATGTGAAAAGTAAAATGTGAAAAGTGAAAATAGAAAAAGTAACTACAAAAAACGAAAAAGTAAATAGTATAAACTATTTATTTTTTAAACAGCACATAAATTATACTTTTGATAATTCAAAAAAGGGAAAACATTTATTAAAAAAATCAAAAAGTATTGTGCAATATAAAAAAAATGCGCGGTATGGCTCGATCTAGTTAGAATATGCAATACCAGCCATACCACTCATAACACGAAGAACGTTGTAGTTAACAGCGTAGACACGAACCTTAGCGGTGTTGGTACCGGAAACGGTAGAGCTGGAAAGAACCAATTGAAGGACAGCGTTATCGATTCTGGAGAAGTTACAGCTTCCAGAAGGTTGGTGTTCCTCAGGGCGAAGAGCGAAGGAGTAAACGTTGATACCAGCGTCAGGAGCACGGGTGTGGTGTTGGTAAGGTTGGACTAGGTCAAAGTAAGAACCCTCACGTTCAGAGAATCTGTCTTGGCCGTTAAGTTGAAGCTTAGCGGTAACAACAGGGTTCTCACCCCAACAGTGCATGTCAAGAGCGGTCTCAGCAAGAACGAAGGTTCCAGCATCAGACAAGGAAGAACCTTGGTCTTGACCAGCAACACCTGCGCTTACCTCACCAGCATCGGACAATTGGAAAACACCACCAGAGATGACAGCGTTGGTTCCACTGATGGAATCATCAGAACCGAATGCGTGGATAGCGTTAGGAAGAGCATCAATAGCATCGGTGTAGTTAAAAGGTTGAGCTCCCAAGGTCTTGTAAAGGGTCTCACCACCCTCCAAAGAAGCACAGTAGTCAACGTTAGCATCAGGTTGAACGACCCAAACCAATTCCTTACAAGGGTGGTTGAAGTTCAGCTTGATCTTGTTGGAAGAAGAACCAACGGATTCATCACCAGTGAATTGAACTTGTTCGATCAAATACTCGTGAGGGTTTTGGGCCATCTTTCTTCTCTCGTCGGTATCCAAGAAGATATAGTCAACGTAAAGGGAAGCAGCAACAAGGGACTGTTGGTAAGCGGTGGAAACAGACTTGGTTCCGGTGGTAGCGCTAAGCTCGGAAACAGCCCATAGACACTCACCAATAGGTCTGAAGTCAATGTTGATCTTAACTTCGTGGTATTGAAGAGCGATCAAAGGAAGAGCAAGACCAGGGTTTCTGCAGTACCAGAACATCAAAGGAACGTAAAGGGTGGTCTCAGGAAGAGCGTTTCTAGGAGCACATACTTGGTTAGGAGCAGTGGTAGAAGCACAAGGTCCAGAAACATCAGCGAAAGCAGGATCGGTGATGTAGGTAAGAGCGGTGGTGTTTCCGATCATCTTGTGGTAACCAGATTGTTGTTCCTTAGAAAGGGTCAATTGGTTCCAGATGTGCATCCAGTCACCGTATTGACGGTCAATTCTTTGACCACCAATCTCAATCTCAACTTGAGCGATTAATTGCTCACCAACGAAATCCAACCAACGAGCATACACATTACCAGTGCTGTTCATGTCTTGGTTGATCTCAGGAAGAGTTACTTGAAGGTAAGTTCTGTAAGCAAGATCACCGTTTCTGCTGATGGTACAGGTAACACGGCGACCGAAGTCAGCTTGACCGGAAAAGGTCTGCTCGATGGACTCCATTGCGAAGTTGGTGTGGCGTCTGTAGGACACCTTCCAGAAAGTAATCTCAGGGGTTCCGGTAAGGAACACGTCTTGTGCGCCGTAGGCGACTAGTTGCATAAGACCTCCAGCCATATTTTATATATTATAGGGAAAGAAAAAAATTTGGGAAAATGTAAT